GCTCGTTACTTTCACCGGATCGGTTGAAAATGCCGACACCGCATTCAAGATTTTGCAAGATTTTGCAAAACAAACACCATTCTCATTGCAAGAGGTTGTCGGCTCTTTCAATATTTTGGTGGCTCAAGGCATCAAACCAACCGAGGCTCAACTCGGATCGTTCGCGGATATTGCGGGTGGAACATCCAAATCAATCATGCAATTCGCCGAGGCGGTGGCGGATGCCTCGGTTGGCGAGTTCGAGCGGCTCAAAGAGTTCGGAATCAAGGCATCGAAAGAGGGCGATAAAATCACCCTCAAAATGGGCGACATCACAAAGGTTGTGGACAATGACTCGGCGGCAATCGTCCAGGCGTTGACCGAAATTTCCGATGTTGCGTTTGCAGGGGGTGCAGCGCGGCAAGCGGCCACCCTCGGCGGTGCAATCACCAATTTGCGAGATAATGTTGATTCGTTCATGTTTGCGATCGGTGAATCCGGATTTGGCGCGGCTTTGGCGAGTTCGATCCGAAAGTTGAGTGATTTCATCGATGGCAATGATGCCCTCGCGGAAATGATTTCGGATAAAATGACAAAGGGTCTTTTGGTCTTTGTTGGCGCTCTTGATTTGGTTTTCTTAAACCTGGAGGAAATCGGAAATATCCTCGACATTGTTTTCGGGGTTTTGGTGATCAAAAAGATTCTCGCGGTCGGGAATCAAATTGTTAAATTTACTCGAGCGATTGTCACCTCTCAAATCGCATTGACCGCGATCAAGATCATCACAAAAAATTGGATGGTTGCCCTCGGAACATTGGGAGCCGGTATAGGTGCGGCGGCTCTTGCCACCGATGATTTGAAAGACAAGGTTTCCGAGCAACTTGCCGAATTTGTTGAAACCCTCAAAATCACCAACTTGGTTGAGGGCGCGATGAATGCTCTCGGCCTCGAGTTTATCGACGTTGAAAAACAGGTTGAGCAATTCAAAAAAGAATCGGGGAATATGAATGCCGAGGTGGTTCGCAGCGATGCAACCTTGGCCGATCTTATTCCCACCATCGAGGGCGTTTCCGATAAGCTAGACGAAAGCACGATCTCAACATCGGATTTCCAATCGGCTCTTGATTCGATGAAAAGTCGGCTTTCACCGGTTTCAGCCGCGATCACCGATTTGAAAGACGAAAAAGCCGCGTTGAATGCGATGGTTGATGCGGGTGTCATTTCGGTTGGTGAAATGGATGGCGCGTTGAATGCGTTGGCTCGAGAGGCTCTTGGCCTCGATACAACCACCGATGATTTGGCAACTCGACAGAAAATCGCCAATGATGCTTTTGCTGCCGGTATTATCGAGGGTGATGAATACAAAGAAATTCTCAGCGGCATCAAAAGCGAAATGATCGACTACAACGCGGAGAATGAAAAAACATTCGGCGCGGGTGCGATCAAAGGCGTCAAAGATTATTATGAGGCGATTTCCGACAATGCCGCGAATATGCAAGATTTGGTTGGTCAATCGTTCAGTTCACTCGAGGGAACGCTTTCCGATTTCTTCCAAACCGGCGAGCTAGATTTCGGCACGTTCACCGATGCCATCAAAAAGGGTTTGGCCGATCTTGCGGCAAAGGCGGTGATCACCACCGGTTTGAATTTCCTCGGTGATATATTCCCGAGCCTCAGTTTCGCCGATGGTGGTTTGGTTCCTGGTTCCGGTGGGCCAAAGGCGGATGATGTTTTGGCTCGGGTTTCCTCGGGCGAATATGTGATCAAAGCCTCGAGCGTTTCAAAGTTTGGATCGGGGTTTTTTGATGCAATCAATGCCGGACAAATGCCAAGCGGCGGCGGAATGTCGATCGATGCCGACATTATGAAGTCAATCACGCCAGGTTTTTTCTTGGGCGGTGTTTTCGATTTCGTTGGTGATGTCATCGGTGGGATTGCGGGTGCGATTGGTGATGTTGTGAATGGGATTGTTGATGCCATCGGTGATGTGATTGGTGCGGTTTCTGATGCGGTCAAAGGGTTGGTCGAGGGCATCATGGGCGGCGATTTAGCGACGATTGCATTGTTGGCGGGTTCATTCATCTTGCCTGGCGTTGGCCCCGCGATCTTGGCGAATATGGGCGCGGGTGCAGGATTTGCGGCCAGTGTTAGCGGCGGCATTTCGAGTTCGTTCGCGGCGGGTATTTTGGGCAGTGGAAGCCTATCAACAATCGCCACATCGGTCGGCATCGAACTTGCCAAAAGCACGTTCGTCGATTCACTCTCGAGCGCGATAAGCGATAAAATTGTCGGTGTCACCGGTGGCATGGGCAGAGACAAAGGCACATTCTCACAAAACCGAGCGGATCGATTCTCAACTCTTTACAATGAAGCCGCGCCATATTTGGCGGGAATGACCGGCGCGAATGTTCATGCCGGTGACAATGTGAGAGTGGGTGAAAGAGGGCCGGAATTGTTTATCCCTCAACGCAATGGCACGGTCGCACCGATCAAGGGCAATGCGTCCGATCTCATTGGCGCGGTGAATGATATGAAAGAGGAAATTATCACATTGCGGCGGCAACTCAGCCGCGCGATGTCATCCGGTCAACTCGCGGGGGCGAGAGCGTAATGGTTGCCACTACTCTCGCGGATTTAGTTGCCGATCCATATGCAAAAAAGAAATATCTAGTTATTCTCAAGCCATATGATGTGAGCGGTGCGAGCGAATTGACTCTCTATTATTCCGGTGAGGGATTTGTCACCGAGCCAACCGATACACCGGCAAACACAATATTCGAGCCGAGATTGGTTGAACCGATTTCATTCTCAAGATCGATGTTTGCATCGGAGCGGCTTGGGGGTTTCTCGGTGCCTGGTTTTGGCGAATTGGTTTTAACGAATGCCGATGGTTTTCTCGATGCCTGGTCGGGATATGGATGGGATGGCCGATCGGTTGAGGTTCGAGTCGGTGAAGCCGGAGCGGATTTCCAATATTATTTCACCATATTCCAAGGCGAGGCAAAATCGATCGAGTTCGATGATTTATTCATTCGGGTGATTTTGCGCGATCGACAAACCGATTTCGATGTGGATTTTCCCTCGGTTCTTTATGCCGGAACCGGTGGCAATGAGGGATCGAGCAACCTGGCAAATCAACCGAAACCGCTCTGTTTTGGCGAGGTTTTCAACATTGAGCCGATCTTGGTTGATGCGGCAAACAATGTTTACCAGGTTCACAATGGGCAGATTGAGGAAATTGTCGAGGTTTATGAATCCGGAAAGGCGATAAGTTCGGGGTCGATCACCGAGGATTTATCCAATGGACGTTTTACATTGAGCGGAAGTGTGAATGGAATAATAACGGCGGATGTGAAGGGTTCAAAGCCATCGGGTTCATATAAAGAAACCGCCGGTGATATTATCCGGCACATTGTGGTTGATTATGGCGGTTTGACCGATCCAGGCGATTTGAACACAACCTCATTTTCGGATTTAAACACGGCGAATAGTTCGGCGGTTGGGGTTTATGTTCCGGACACAACCACCATCCTCGAGGTTCTCGATCAAATCGCAAACACGGTCGGGGCATATTATGGATTCGATCGATCGGGTGATTTCGAGGTGAACCGGATTGAACTCGCAACCGGAACGGCGGCGGCGGAATTTGACTCGACAAATATCATTGAGATCACGCGGCTTGCCTCGGCGGTTCCAAATTATCAAGCTCGAGTGAATTTCAAGAAAAATTATCGGGTGATGAGTGAAACGGATTTCGGTGCCTCGATCACAACGGCGCAACGGGATTTCCTGGTTCGTGAATCCGATGTTGCCATTGCCACCGACACGGCCATTCAAACGCCATATCCAAATTCCGATCCGCTCATTATTCCGGCATTATTTGCGGAGTCATCACCGGCGGCAACGGAAGCGGCAAGGCTTTTGACAATATACAAAACGCAGCGCGACATCTATCGGATATTGGTTAAAACCCAACCTTACACCCTCAAGCTGAATGATGTGGTAAAAATCACATTTAGTCGGTATAATTTGACAAGCGGCAAATTGTTTCGGGTGATTTCTATCGTTGAGGATGCGGCGGTGAATGAGGTCGAATTGGAATTGTGGGGATAAAATATGCCAACCAACATGATCATTTCCTCGACTAATTATTCTGACTCCGGAACGGTAACGGTTGATGATGCGGTCGGAACATTGCCGATCACCAACTTGCAAGATCGGCAAATTGTAAAGATTTGGCGCAATACGCAAACCACCGCTCAAATCGATGTTGATTTCGGTCAAGGGCGAATTGTGGATTTCGCGGCATTGATTAAACACACCATTTCGCAAACCGGAAAAATCCGGTGGCGGCTTTCGAATGCCTCGGATTTCTCATCAACGGTTTATGATTCCGGTTTGATTGATGCCTGGCCGATCGTCGAGGAATTTGGAACATTGCCTTGGGGCGTGTTTTCTTGGGGCGGATATTTGAATATCACGGTGGCCGCTCAATATACGATCTCGACGTTTGCGGTTTTATCATCACCGGTTCAAGCGCGATATTTGCGGATTGATATTTCTGATCCGGACAATACTGATGGATATATTCAAGCCGGTCGATTGATTGCGGGGCCAGCGTATAAACCTTCGATCAATTACGCCAATGGCGTTGAGTTCGAATTTGTGGATGATTCCAGAATCACCAAATCACGCGGGGGGCAAACCTTTGTTGATGAAATCGAGCGTTTCCGGCGGATTCGGTTTGAGTTGATCAACTTGCCGGAAAACGAAATGTTTCAAAACGTATTCAATGCCATCGATCGATTGCGCGGGGTGGCGCAAGATATTTTGATCATTCCTCAACCGGATGAACCGACAACGTGGATCACACAAAATATTTATGGTAGAATCACGCAAACATCGCCGATCGTGAACTCGGCACTCAACTTTTATGGCCGACAAATCGAGGTCGAGGAACTTATCTAGGGGAAACAAAACATGGCATTTCCGGTCACTCTAAACGGTCGCACCTATACGCTCACAGATTTTGAAGGCACCAATTACGTTGACGGGTTGCCGGATGCCTTTGAGGATTTTGTCACACATGCCGGTGATATTTATAATTCAACCTCGACCACATCGAACTCGATTGGCACCGGATCAAAGACATTCACGGTTGAGGCAAACAAACCATATCAAGCGGGAACGCCATTGCGGATCGCGGATGCGGCGGCACCATCAACCAATTTCCTCGATACGGTGGTGACATCTTATTCGGGAACAACCTTGGTGGTTAATTCCATCGGATATGGCGGCTCTGGAACGAAAACATCTTGGACGATCAACATCGGTGGCGCAAAAACTATTGATGGCACTCTGGGTGTCTCTCAGGGCGGCACAGGGGCCACCACAGCGGCGGCAGCGCGGACAAACCTTGACACATATTCAAAGAGTGAAGCGGATTCGCGTTTCTTGAATGTTTCCGGTGAGGCATCCGATGTTTCGATCACTGGTGATTTGACCGTGGACACCGATACATTTGTCGTTGATGGGACAAATGATCGGGTGGGAATTGGAGCGTCAGCGCCAGAACAACTTTTAGAAGTTCGCGGAAACGATGAGGTTGCGAGATTTAGGGGTTCAGATAATGAATTTTTGGACATTCAAGCAAATGATGGAGGTCGTGTAGATTTAGATGCAAATAATGCAACTGGATTTTCTCTTTCTATAAACACAAATCCAGTGTTGGTTATCGACACGTCGCAGCGGGTTTTGATCGGAACAGATTCCTCAATCACTGGTGCGGGGAGTGTTGTCGCAAATAGTCAAGTCGCGGGAACAAATTCCGCAGGTAGTAGGTCAGCTTTTGTGTTTTCAACCACCAACACCGCTGGTTCAGTATATGAAATGGGCAAATCAGGCAACGCCACAATAGGAAGCCACACCATTGTTGCCGATGATGAAACACTCGGCACTCTACGATTTAGTGGATCAGATGGCACGAATTTCATTAGAGGTGCAGAAGTACGAGCAGAGGTGGATGGAGCGCCTGGAACAAGTGATATGCCTTCACGTTTGGAGTTTTCGACTACTGCCGACGGCGCATCATCTCCAACCGAGCGCATGCGGATTACGAATGGGGGGTTCGTGGGTATCGGCGGCGCGCGGGATGCAGACACGCCTTTGCACATTTATTCAACAAGCACCGGCTCGATCATCCCGTCAATTAAGTTGCAATCAAATGTTTCCTCGAATGACAGTAGTGAGGGCGCGTCGATTGATTTCGTAGCCAGTGGAGACAATTCCGCGATTGGTTCTCGGATCATCGGAACGCGATCTGCATCTGGCGGTAATATGGATTTAAGATTCCACACCGGTCGGGATGCTTTCGCAATGCGAATTGATAATTCGAAGCGAGTTTTGATTGGGACAGATTCGGCTCTTACAACGGCAGGTTCCGAACCTAGATTTCAGGTCACAGGTTCTAGCTTTCCAGAATCAAGTATGCTTCTCGGGCGCGGTGCCGCGAATGCCAACGCATCTGGTTTGAATTTTGTAAAATCCAGAAACGTTAATTTTGGCGGCAACACCATTTTGCAAGACGACGATCAGGCCATGTATATCGCGGCATACGGTGATGATGGCACAGACTACAACACACCTATGGCAACCATCGTTGCAGAAGTAGATGGAACACCAGGTTCAAATGACATGCCTGGTCGGATTCGTTTTTCGACCACTGCCGACGGTGCGTCTTCTGTAACCGAGCGTATGCGGATTGATAGCGCAGGACAAATTTTTCAATACGCGGGAATCGTAAGAGCGCAAAACTTTGCTTATGCGTCCATGTCAAGCGGTACAGCCTCTGCAACTCTAGTTTCTGACATGGCAACTATAATTACTGGAGGCTTTGGGATGTGTAAAATTCTTATGCATGGTAATGAAAACGCTGCGACCAATTCATCGGCAAGACAATACATTGTTTTAAAAAGAACAGGTGGTTTTGAAATAACTGAAATAGGCACTGGAATTACATACGGAAACACTAATGGACACGTTGCTCTTTCCATTAACTCAAGTGACGCTTTAATTGCGACAAGGACAGGAACAGGTGGAACGGGTAATTGTATGGTGTCTTTTGAAGTTCTTTATCGTTAACCCTCAACAGCACAGGAGAAACAAACAATGGCTGTCACACACACTTGGACGGTTGATCCCAACCTACAAACCAGAGATCAAGATGGCGAAACCGATGTTGTTTATTCGGTTGTCTGGCGTTTGCATTCAGAGGAAACCGTTGGCGATCAAACATATTCGATCACATCGGCAAATCAAATCTCGCTCGATACAAGCGATCTTTCAAACTTTACCGCACTCGCTGATTTAACCGAGGCCGATGTTGTCGGATGGGCAAAAGGCACGATCGATGCCAACGCCGCCGAGGGCGAGGGCGTTGATTGCGATGAGTGGGAAGCGGGACATGAGCGTAACATCGCAAAACAGAAAAATCCACCAACACGAACTCAAACCGCGCCTTGGGCGGCAGAATAAAAGGAACTAAAAAATGGCGGCAACCATATCAATCAACGGCAAAGAATACGACATCGAAGCCGATTTAAACGATCAACAGCGTTATTTAGCCTCACAGGTTGAAAGAGCGCAGCGCACAGAGCAAGAACTAAAGATGGATCTAGATCGGGCCATAATGTGCAAAAAGGGTTTCAGTGAGGCGCTTATGGCGTCCTTAAATAGTGAGGAAGGCAATGGCGAGAACGTCGGAACAAGCGCACCAGAGGATTGATGAATTGGAACCGCGTGTCACCAAATTGGAAACCACGGTTCACATTCAGTTCAAAGAGGTATTCGCCAGGATCAAACGGATCGAGGCGATCTTGATTGGTGCCGCCGGAACCATCATCGCAATGCTTGTCGCGGTTCTGACAAAAATGGGTTGATCGTTTTATATCTCTCTTTTGTTGCCTTTGGGCATTCTCATCCTGGCGGGTTGTATAAGGCGTGTATATATTACGCGCCTTATTATGTTTCAAAACGCTATTATCACTATCCGCACCGTGTTATAGTTCACCCATCGGCGGCTTGTCCTGATTGGGTGAGCGTAAAAAAATGATTGCGGAACTTGCGGCATTCAATGCCGCGTTTGGTGTGGTAAAACAGGTCTTATCTAATGGCCGCGACATCGCCGATTGCGCCAAGCAAATCGGGGTGATGAT